AAGATGAATCGCATTACGGACCTTAACGGGATGAAAGGCCGTCAATGGATTAAGCCACAGATCCGACTTGCTACGGATGGCTCTGGTGGTGTTTCTATCAATCCGAGGGATGCTTGGATTTCGACTGATTCACCTGACACCACCCACTACGCCCTTAAGTGGGCTGTTACTCGTCCAGCTGGCTCTCGGCCAATCGTCGACATGACGATCACCTGGTATTTCAAGGCTACCATCGAATGCCGCAATGTGAAGTAGAAGCTCGCAATTGAGGACCTTTTTTTTTGCCAAGGTGCATGGGACGAAGTCCCGCCCTGTTTGAGCGAAGCGAGTGTCTGCTATGAGGATCTTCTTTTATCGGAGACCGAGAGTCCTCGCCTTCGAGGAATCGATTGCCAATATTTTTCCCGCTGGGGTTTAATAACAGAAGTGAGGGTACAGTGTTACCCCTCACTTCCTATATCCCAACTTTCTATATCCCACAAATGCCAAGAGAGGCAGCACCACGATCTCGGGTTGGGAGAGTTCAGGCACCCAAGTTTGCTGCTTGGTGCTTTACTGATAACAATCCAACGGAAACGTTTGACCCATCGCAGCGACCAAGTATTCGCTGTGCTATTTGGCAGCTTGAACGTGGCGAGACTACTGGTACTCTTCACCATCAAGGGTATATTGTATTCAACAAGCTGCTGACGCTTGCAAATGTCAAGCATGTTCTTCCTCGTGCGCATTGGGAGAAGCGCAAGGGGACACACGCTGAAGCATGGGCTTACTGCATGAAGCCAGAGACAAGGGTGGAAGGCCCTTGGACTTATGGAGAAGGCGATCAGCCTGAGCAGGGCAAGCGAAATGACATCGAAGAGTTGCACAAGGATCTTATTGCGTGCAAGACGATGAAGGAGATATCACAGGATCATTTCCCGCTATTTCTTCGGTATTCGAAGGGTATTTATGCTTATGCTGCCCTGCATTCTCCGGAGCGGACCTGGAAGACGCGAGTGGAGATTCATTGGGGGGTTACGGGGGCGGGCAAGTCACACTATGCAAAGAATCACAAAGGCGCGTATTTCAAAGAGCAAGGCAACATGGCCCCGTGGTGGGATGGTTATGACAAGCAAGAAGTTGTTGTCTTGGAGGAGTTTTATGGCTGGTTGCAGCCTTCTTTCTGTCTCCGGCTGTTTGATGACACGCCGATGACTGTGCCGATCAAGGGTGGATCGGTCCCCTTTGTTGCCAAGCTCATCATCATCACGTCCAACCAGTCTTGGGAACGCTGGTGGGCGGACACTGTTCGATATAGCCGGCCCGCGATGGCTAGGCGGATCGATTTTATCAAGGAGTACACGCAGCCTTATGTCCCCCCCCCGATTACACGCGAGGATTCTGTGGCCTCTACGCATTTGTTCGGCGAGGAATCGCCCCCCCCTGTGCTCTCGGTGCCCAGTGTCGACGAGATGGACGAGGAATAGGGCACCTCTTTTTTTGAAAAATTTGGTCTAAGGAATTTAAAATGCATATATGCATAACATCAAACGCCCCAACGCAATGTCCTCAATGTATTCCGGATATGGCAGTTCGTCAGGCGGACGCCCTCGCAAGTATCGAAAAACAGCAGCCAGTCGCCCTTACGCTGTCGGCGCGCCGTACGTGGTCGCTCGGCGTCGGAACGCCCGGGCTTACCGCGGGTTGGTTACCCAAGTGCCTCGCGGTATTTATCGTTTTGTGCGTTGTACTGCTGCTACTGGAGGTCATTCGCAAGATCTCACTTTCTCAGTGACGCAAGGTACCAACACATACGGATCTATTCCGTTTTTGCTTACCAATTGTCCAAGCTATACAGATTTCACAAACTTGTACGATCAGTACAAAGTCAAGAGCTTGGTTTTCATTGCCCAGTCTAACTGGGATTCTGCCGATGACGCTGTTGGTACCAGTACACACTTGGACTCTGCCAACATCTTTCTGCACACGGTAGTTGACACGAATGATGATGTTGCACCCACGCTGGATACTATGCGTCAGTATCCCAGCTACAAGATGAATCGCATTACGGACCTTAACGGGATGAAAGGCCGTCAATGGATTAAGCCACAGATCCGACTTGCTACGGATGGCTCTGGTGGTGTTTCTATCAATCCGAGGGATGCTTGGATTT